TAAAGGTAGGGCAAGACGAGGTTGGCGTAAATCTAAAGTCCTTAAGGGTTTTAGTGTAATAAATCGTGTGCCTTACATAGGAGCATTAGAGAAAGGAAGGTCTAAACAAGCACCAAAAGGTATTGTTAGACCAACCGTAGAACAAGTTAAATTGAGGAGACGAAAATAAAATGACAAAACCAACTAACGTGATGGCAAAAGCCACACAACATTTTAAGTCGCAGTTAAATGGCGATTTAGAAAAAATTATAGTTCCAGAATGGGAAATTGATGTTTATTACAGACCAGTTTCAAGTTTTGCAACTGAAGGAAGGATTATTGAATTACAACAATCAGGTAAAACTGTTGAAGCATTAGTTGAATCGCTAATTGCTAAAGCACTTACACCTGATGGAAAACCAATGTTCAGTAGAATGGATAAAACATCTTTGCTGAATGAAGTTGATCCAAAAGTAATTCTAAGAGTTTGTACTGTACTGAATCAAGCAACAAGTGACTATGAGGAAGTAAGAAAAAACTAATAGAGGACACCGAACTCCAATTGATTATGGTAATTGCTGAAACAATTGGAAAAAGTGTAACTGAAGTTATGCAGTTAAGTGTCCAAGAGATTCAACTTTGGAATGCTTATTTCCAAATGAAACAGAAGGATAAGAAATAATATGGCAACAGCACGCCAGGACATAGAAGTTAGAGTTGTAGACAAGACGCAAAGGGCTTTGGGTCGAATTGATAAACGTCTTGGTGGCATTAACAGTCGTATGTTAAGCCTTGGTAAACTTGCGGCAGTGGCAACAACAGCCATCGCGGCTATAGGTGCGGCTAAACTTGCTAAAGGTTTTGTAAATGTTGCAAGATCAATGGAAAACTTAGAAGTTCGTTTCGGATTTTTGTTTGGAAGTGTAGAAGAAGGAGCAAAAGCATTTGAAGAACTTAATAAGTTTGCCGGAGAAGTTCCATTCTCCTTAGAGGAGATTGTGGCGGCCAGTGGATCGTTGGCAGTTATATCTAAAGACGCAAAAGAATTAGGTGCTAATTTAAGATTAGCAGGTAACATTGCGGCTGTGGCAGGATTAGATTTCAAAACTACTGGTGAACAATTACAAAGAGCATTAAGTGGCGGTATTTCAGCGGCGGATCTATTACGTGATAGAGGTATTAAAGCAATGTTAGGTTTCAAAGACGGTGTTAAAATTACCGTTGAAGAAACTGCAATAGCATTAGAAAAAGCATTTGGTCCAAATGGTAAGTTTGGAAATGCGGCGATGGCTATGGCAGACACATTAGACGGTGTTGTTAGTATGGTTGGAGACAAGTGGTTGAGATTCCAAGTATCATTAATGGACGCAGGTCCATTTGATATGCTTAAAGCCTCAGTGCAATTATTAAATGACGTTTTAGAAAAAAACTTTGGATCAATTGAAAAAGCCGGCGCGGCGATAGGTGAGGCTATTGTAAGTACGGCAGAAAAAACAATATTAGGTGCAGGATCTATAATAGATGCTATGATGCCAGTTATGAGTTTTATAACAAAATCATTTAACAATATTGTATCCGCGGCAAATAACTTACCAAATTATATTAAAGCATTAGGAATTTTTGGATTCCTTGCATTAGGTTGGAAAGGTAAAGCGTTAGTAATTCTCATAGGTGGTGTAGTTAAAGATATCGAAAGTAAATTCGGTGGATTGATGCGAGTATTCGCACAGTTTAATCAAAAGATTTTAGAGTTAAGAAAGAAATTTGACTTTACATTAAGCAAAGAAGAAGAACTAGAAATACAATCCTGGAATGACGCAATGTTGAAAATGGCAGATAGAATGCAAGAGACATTAGGAGATGGTGCGGCGGCATTAGATGATCAGGCTGAGAGTATAGATCAAATGATTTTGGCACTCGAAGATGGAACATTTGCTGGTGGCAAGTTTAACACAATGGCGTTACAGTTAATTGCCGCATTAAGAGAACAAAGAGATGAATTAGTAAAAACAAAAAAAGATATCGAATCAGGAACTGTAGCACAAAATGATATGAATGAAGAAATAAAAAAAACTATTGTATTGCTTGATAAAAAGAAAATAATGCAAGGTATGATAACAGCCGCAGAAGCAAAAGAAGCCAAAAAACAATTATTCATAGCAGAGCAAAAACATAAACGAGTACTAAACTTTCATCAACTTGAATATGAAGGAGTAAGAGAATTTAATAGAAAGGCAGTGGAGGAGGCGTTGGCTCGTGAAGAATTTGAAAAGAAATCAGCAAGTGATAAAGCCACGTGGGTTATTGGTAAAGGTGCTGAAATATTCGCAGGACTTGGCGCCATTAATAAAAAAGCATTTCAAGCCTACAAAGCATTTGCTATTGCTGATGCAATAATATCAACATATAAAGGTGCGGCGAAGGCACTTGGAGCATATCCACCACCATTTAACTTTATAGCCATGGCGGCAACAGTTGCTGGTGGTTTAGCACAAGTGGCGGCTATTAGATCACAACAATATGGTGGAGGAAAAGCAGAGGGTGGACCTGTTAGTGGAAATAAAAGTTACATGGTTGGTGAAAAAGGACCAGAGATGTTTTCTCCTGCAGGAGCAGGTAACATTACACCAAATGATAAATTAGGTCAAAGTGTAAATGTTAACTTTACAATTTTAGCAAATGACACAAGAGGATTTGACGAGTTGCTAGTATCAAGACGAGCAACAATACAAGGAATTATAAACGGTGCCTTAAATCGTAGAGGCAGGGTAGGAGTAACGTAAGATGGCAACAATATCATCATTTCCAACATCGCCTGGATTTAGAGCAATTAACTTCAGACAGATTAACAGAACAAAAAAGACAGAAACACAAAGTGGCAGAATAATTCGAATAGGTAATGCAACAACACGTTGGGGAGCAACATTGGCATATCCAATAATGTCACAAACTGAAGCAAGACCAGTGAAGGCATTTATTGCACAACTGCAAGGAAGTTTAAATGATTTTGATGTTATACTAACAGATATTTCAACACCACAAGGAACTGCTACCGGAGATCCATTTGATATGCGAACAGCCGCAAGTGCTGGGGCAACATCAGTATCGGCAAGATTTGCAGACAGTAGTTTAGATGACAGTTCCGAAGGAACTATAAAATATTTAAAATCAGGAGACGTGTTGCGTTTTAGTGGACATACTAAAGTGTACATGGTTACATCAGATGTAACAAGTGATAGTTCAGGACATATTACAATTGCTATTACACCTGCATTAGTATCAGCAGTAAGTGTAGACGAAACTATTACAACTAATGACGTTCCATTTCGAGTTCATTTAGCAAATGATGTGCAAGAGTTCCAACACGCAACTGATAGAACTATAGAACTTGAGATAGATGTAGAAGAGGTGATCTAAATGGCAAGAGGACTAGACTCCAACATTAATACTAATCTTGCTTTAGACTCAATTACTTCAGCATTGCTATTAGAAATTACATTACCATCGGCAGATAGTGCAGGACTATCCGCGGCATACTTTACAACAGCACCATTTGACATTACAATAGATACTGCAACTGCACCAGACAGTGGCTCCAACGTGTATAAAGCACAAGGCAAGTTTATTGCAATATCAAATACACGTGAAAGTGCAACACTACAAATTACAAGTTTAAAAATAAGTTTAAGTGCCTTAGATGCAGAAACTGTAAGCACGTTTGCTACCGCAGACATAATAAACAAAACAATTACAGTACATAGAATATTTTTTGATCAAAGCACTATGAATGTAATATCTGATAGTGTAGACAATACAGAAACATTAGTTTTATTCAAAGGAAAAGTTGGCGGATATAATATTTCTGAAACAGGTGCTACTGCAACGTTAACTTTAGAAATACAATCACAGTTAGCAAACTTTACAAGAACAAATGGTAGAGTTACAACGCAGGCATCAATCCAAGTTGAATACGCAAATGAATATGGATTTGAATATGCACATGATACTGAAGGTGATATAATGTGGGGTAAAACATAATGATACGACAATTTGAAACAGAAGATATAAACCAACTGGTAGACTTGTTAGAGGAAAATGCCAAGGATGCGAAAGCTGAAGGGTATGCAGAATTTGATACGCAACGAATTATAACAATGGTTAAAAGTTTTCACAACCAACCAAATAGAGATTTGCTGTTAGCATGGCACGGATCCACATTAGTTGGACACGCAATTATTAGTGCTCACAGAAAAGTTTGGGGCAATGATATGCTAGGAGAAATACATTTGTTTTTTATACGTCCTGAACATAGAAAAGGATTTATTGCAAAAGACTTATGGCAAGGTTGCTATGATTGGTTTAGAAAAAGAGATTGCGTTTGCATGATGGCAAACGTTCAAGCATGGGACAAAGATTATGCACCATGCACAGACTGGATTGAAAGTGGTGAACGTTTTTATAATGCATTAATGACACCAGTAGGATCGTGTTACGTTAGGGAGATTGTTTAATGGGTGGCATTATAGATTTTATTGTAGATGTTATAGACACAGTTGTTGACGTAGTAGTAGACGTTGTTGAAACAGTAGTAGACGTTGTTGAAGATGCTGTAGACTTTATTACAGATCCATTTGGCAGTTTAATGCCAGATATGCCTAGCGGGTCTCCATCAGGACCAGCCAATAATGCGGCACAAGGAGTTAAGTTAA